AATTAACCCAAGACTGGTTTCACTGGGAACCGGAGTTATGGGAGAAGCTGATCACCCTGCTGCCCGAACGTATGGCTTTCCTAGAACTCGGTTCGTTCGAAGGGCGCAGCACTGTCTGGATCGTAGAGAACATGATGCAGGATGGTGGCTTCATTGACTGTGTCGATACGTGGGCTGGCGGCGAAGAACACGAAGTTCTGGATATGGGAGAAGTAGAAAAGAACTTCGACCATAACATCGACAAAGTGCTTGGTGGCGCAAATGTAAAGCCACAAATAACTAAAGACTTCTCGTATCGCGTACGGCACTCCAGCGCTGGCCCCGATGCGGCTAACAAGCGGGTGTATAAGTACAAGACGAAGTCCACGATAATGCTGGGTGAAAAGCTATGCGACCCCCAGTTCTCCCGCCAACCGCTCTACGACTTCATCTATATCGACGCTTCGCATACCGCGCCCGACGTACTGACCGACGCGTGTATGGCGTGGCCGCTGCTGAAGAAGGATGGCGTTATGGTATTCGACGACTACCTGTGGGGCGACCCCAAGAACATCCTGCACAGGCCCAAGCTGGCTGTTGATGCTTTCACGAATATCTTTGCCGAGCAGTTACTCCCGGTTCACTTTGGGTACCAAGCAGTAGTGAGAAAGAAATGACCGACCAAAAACCAACCAGACCAAGCGTGATGATCGCCACACCGATGTACGGTGGTATGTGCACGGGTTACTACGTGCAAGGCGTTCTGCGTACGGTAGCCAAGCTGCGTGAACTGGGTGCGCCTGTATTCTGGGCGCACATCATGAACGAAAGCCTCATCACCCGCGCCCGCAACGAACTGGCGCGTGTATTTCTTGAGCAGGGCTACGACTACCTTATGTTTATCGACGCAGACATTGGGTTTGATGAAACGGCAGTCTTAAACCTTCTTGCTGCAGACAGAGACGTTGTATGCGGGCTGTACCCCAAGAAGGAAGTTGACTGGAAGCAGATCAACAAGGCCGCGAAAGAAGGCAAGGACAACCTGCAGGACTATGGCGGTGCGTTTGTCTTTAACATGATCGGCGGGGCTGATGCCGAGACGGATGACAACGGACTGTTCGAAACCCGGCATGGCGGTACTGGCTTCATGCTAATCAAACGGGGGGTATTTGAACACCTTATGCCCCATGTGCCCACCTATCGCGTATCGACCCACAAAGACCCGCAGACGGGGGAGTACTACAAGCCTCTGACGCATGAGTTCTTTGCTACTAGTATCGACGCTGGTGGAGCACTGCTGTCGGAGGACTACCACTTCTGCGAGCTGGTGCGTAAGCACGGCGGCAATATCTATATCAACCCATTCATCAAGCTGGAGCACGTGGGTACTTACGTATTCTCCGGTGACATTCTTAAGTCGGGAGGTAACGTAAAGTGAAGCACGGACATGAAATGCTGAAAGAAGCAGCGCGGGTTATCAAGGAGCGTGGCGAGAGCTACGGACCCATGCACCTGAACATGGAGCGTATTGCGACTCTATGGAGCGTCTGCCTTAATTTGCCGGTGACCCCCGTACAGGTTGCGATGTGTATGATCGCGGTTAAAATGGCCCGTCTGGTGCAGACCCCGAAGCATCAGGATAGTGCTACGGATATCGCAGGGTACGCAGCGGTGCTGCGTGAATGTCAGATCGGTCCTATCTCTGTCAGCGAAGAGAAGAACACGGAATGAGCGCACACTACGACAAAGACGCTAGAGCCATCCTGCTTGAACTTCGTGAAGGCAGGAGCGAAGCAGAGTATATAGATGCCATGTGGGGTCAGCGGTATCCGGCGGCAGTTCCGAAAGCTAGTAGCGGCTGGCCGTACAAACCCAGCGCGGGTGTCGAAGAACCTAACAAGCTAAGAAAAATAAAATGACTAAGGTATCTTGGACCAAAGAAAAGATTGCGGCGCTACTGCGGTACACCCGGGAAGGTATGAGCGCAGCAGAGATAGGCAGGAAGTTCGGCCTGACCCGCAGTGCCGTGCTGGGCAAACTGTTTCGGGTTAGAGCGAAAGAGGGTGAAGACATAGCTCCCCGTATGATTACAGGGAGGCCGAAGGGAGAAGTAAAACCCAAGGCTGCACCTACCGCACCTAAGATAACAAAAGACAAGACGGACAAGGAACGGCAACGGCAAATATACGCCGTACTAAACCGGGCTGGTAAGTATCTAAAATCAACCGGGTTCAACCCCACCCCCGGCCTGTCCACCAAGCCGGTCAAGGTAAAGAAAACCAAGTGGGACGACGTGGACCCCAAGACCCCGGGCTTGATCCGTATGACGGACCTGAAGAATGGTATGTGTCGGTGGCCGATGAACAACGCGCTGCGGGGGGAGTTTTACTTTTGTGGGGCGCAAGCGGAGACGGACAAACCTTACTGCAAAGAGCACCACGTGATAGCGTATGTACCGAAAGGCGGTAAATAATATGAGAGCACCAACAAGATATACGCACATAAACGGAATTAAATATTTCTCCAGACGGGAGCAGGTGGAATTAAGTGACAAAAACATAAACGCCGCTGCGTACCGGATGGACTGGGATGACAAGCGCAAGCGCATGATTAGCGGTAGGGAAGACAGCATCAAGCTGCTAAAATACAGCGCGGAGCGCGGCATGAGCCGTACCCGTATGTGCCAGATTTGGGGTGATGATTTCGTACGCATTGTATTGGAAGAAATGTGATGAGCAAGCGCACAAAACCTAAACCGCCGCTTTACTTTGTTACGTGTACCCTAGCGCTTCTGGGTGGCTTAGCTTTTTGGATTGCTTTCTTTTTATTGGTTGCGTGGTTGACATGATTACGTGGTCTTATAGCAGCATCAAGACTTTCGATCAGTGCCCGAAGAAATACTACCACCTGAAGGTATCCCGCGATGTGCAGGACGAAGGGGGCACGGCTTCTATCTACGGGCAGGAAGTCCACAAAGCTGCTGAGGAATACGTGCGTGACGGCACCCCGGTGCCAGCGAAGTTCAAGTTCGTGGAAGACACGGTAGCTGCGTTCAACAACATCCCCGGCGAAAAGCACTGCGAGATTAAGCTAGGTGTAAAGAAGACGGATACTGGCTACGAACCCTGCGGGTTCTTCGCCAAAGATGTGTGGTGGCGCGGCGTGGCAGACCTGCTCATCATCAACGGGGCCAAGGCGTGGCTGGCGGACTACAAGACCGGGAAGAACACCCGGTATGCGGATACCAAACAGCTGGACTTACTGGCTGGCGCGGTGTTCCTGCACTTCCCGCAGGTCAAGCGGATCAAGTCTGCTCTGGCTTTCGTAGTCGTTAACGAGTTTATCAAGAAGAACTACGATGCCGGTAAGGAGAAGGAATGTCTGTCGGTATTTGACACCGAGCTTACCCGGCTGGAGACCGCACATAATACCGGCGTGTGGAACGCAGTGACAGGACCACTGTGTAAGTTTTGCCCGGTTACCAGTTGCGAACATAATAGGAAACGGTGATGAAACAGGAAGGACATTGGGCAAAGTTTGGAGCGGCGATACAGGAACTGCTGCATCTCGAACAGTACGCTACGCAGCTAGGCCCTGAAGGAAGGGCGTTGTGTAAGGTAATGGCTAAGTCTATAGAAAAAAGCCCAAAGTTTTACGTGCCGGATTCCTCAGCTGTATTAAAAGACCCGCCTACAGTAGCTGATGATATCAGATTGCCGTATCCCGCTGTAGCTATTTTGAGCGAAGTAGACACTTACGAAAACCCCCCGGAGCCACCGACACTACAAGGCGAAAATGGGGGAGAAAAAATATATGGAGACTTTAAGCCCTATTCTGGCCCCAGCACGCTGTCGTGGAAGATAACCGTGGCTATGCAACCATTTAATGATTCTAGGATAACATTATGGAGCATAGCGCAAGAGCCAAAAACTAAATGTTGGGGGTACGCCCCTGTTACTGTGGTAATGGATAAAGATTACCGCACCGGTTTCTACGGTATGCGCTACGGCAGCGATCCTGCGACGAGCGACGTATTAAAAACTTTGCGGGGAGTTATTACGCCGCAGCAGCTTTTACAGGAGTTTGTACCCGACCTAACAACTGTGTTCACCTTATGGAAGCTGTTAGGTGTCCATGATGCAAAACTAATACCTGTGCCCGCGCCGTTAAAACTACAGGCTCGCAGAGAAAAAAGTAACGGTAGGAAACCAAAACTCTACGATTATCACATACTTTCCATTGGCGGTGAAGTATGGGACAGCCCGCATACACACACAGGAGCAGGCGAAGGCAAGCGTAGCCATTTAAGGCGGGGGCATATAAGGAGGCTGGAAAACAAAAACGTTTGGGTTCGCTCCACCTTTGTAC